TTCCTGACTTGCTTGGTTATAATAAACACCAACACTTTTTTACAGTTGAGCTGAAAGTAACCAGAGGGAATAAAATCAGGTTCTCACCCCATCAAATTGCGTTCCATGTGAAACATCCACACAATACATTTATCCTAGTAAAGTCTCTCGTCTCTAGAGACGCGATACTTTACGGGGGGGAAAAAATTTTAGAGCTTCAATCGCGCGGCTTGTCGCTCGGTGCTTGCTGCTCGGGGCTTGCTGCTTGCTGCTTGATGCTTGAACGGGTTGGTTCGAAAGCTTTTGTATTCTCTGCGTGAAGATCTTCAGGCTTGACGCTTGCTGCTTGTTGCTTGCTTGCTGCTTGGCGCTCACGCCTTATTTTCGCCATCTTTTTTGGGATTTTTCCTTTAGACATTCCCTGATAATATAACGATTTAGTGTTTACCATAGCTCACGTTCGGGACCGTTCGATCCCAGCATGCGCGACAGGAGCCGCATTGATTGCCCTGCGTTGCGGCCGGGCAGCTGTGGCTTCCATCGTTCACCACAGTGGAAGACCAGGGCCAGCTCTTCACCGGCGCCTGGTTTATCATATGCGAGGATTGCCTTATGATTAAGTTTTTTGGTACAACCTCAGGTTGCATCAAATTAAAAAATTTTCTTTCTCTTGTTGGTAGCCAGTGGCTGGTTAATGGTGTCTGGTTGCAAACTTCAAAGATAGCCTTTAGGTGGTCCGGGCTTTGCAGGTCGCCTGAGTCATGCCAGCGGAACCAACGCTCGCCGGTGATCAATACAACCATAGCGCGAATCCATCTGGGGTCGCCTAAGCTCGCCAGTCTACGCTTCAGGGCATCCTTCACATTGGTGAATCTATAGCGCCCCTTCAGGGCATAACAACCAGCGCAAACCGAGCCCGGCACCAGGGCCAGTCTCTGGCCGGTGATGCACGCCACAGCTGGCAGGTTGTACGCGGGTCCAGGCATTTTGGAAGGCTTTGACAGCCCGCCGGTTATTTCTCTAGCTTCTCTTTTTAACATATCCTTTAATATCCTATTTACTTAAATTTGTCAATTGTTGCTTGTCGCTTGCGGCTTGCTGCTTGTCTTAGTAACCCGCCTTCCCCTGCTTCGTGTTATGTCTTTCTTTCTCTTCGTATTTTAATAATTGTTTTTCCAGGCTTGCTGCTTGTCGCTTTTTTAATTTCAACTTTAGGTTGAATTGGGCGGCGTAGCGCTGCGCGCGACGCCTTAGTACTCTCTCAGCATTCATCTGTGATAATGATTTATTAATCACCTGCCGCTCGCTGCTTTCGGGATCCAGCCCCTGACCGGGACCCGCAGCTGTTGCGCGTCAACTTTTTTTCCGTTAATTTTTATACTAACACCGAAGCGGCGCCAGCTGTTGGACATGAGCCTGAGCTCAGCGTCCAGGGACAGCATCTGGGCCGATGACATCCCGGTGAATTGTAGTCTACGTTCTTTCATAATTTTTTTCCATTCTATTATCTAATTGTGTTCAAAGCTTGTTGCTTGGGTCAAGCGTCTTTTATTTTGTGATTATACAAAGAACTAGCTTTTGTATAAACCCATCCACTTGACCCCTGGTCCATTTTGACCCCCATTGAAAATTACTTTTCAACTTTGATTGTCCCTAATAGACCAGGGCTCAAGTTTGGCCAAGTGACCAAGCTAAAAATGTCTTTTACTTAAAGCTACTTGACCCAGGATCTCGGCATTAAACCCAGAGCGCCGAGCGACAGCGATAAGCTGACGAGATCCTGGCTCAAGTGCGCGCTAAATTAGATACTCAAAGAGTTCAATCATCACGCGCCGCTTGGCATCCGAATTTTAATACTCGCATCCACAATTAATACATGCAACCTGAGGTTGAGTCCATTCGTCATAGCTAGTGAAATCTAAACAAATTGGACATGTATAGTTATCTATTTCTTTCATATTATCCTATATAATATATTTGACAAAGATTGTCAAGGGGTATATAACTTTATTTAGAAAGCGAGGTTATAATGAGTAGAGTAAGACTAAATAACGAATATAGACAAAAATTCTTTAATAGAATTAAATCTACATTTGAAGATGAAGATACGCAAGAAAGAGAGGCATTTTTACAATCAAGAGAAAATGTCAATGAGGCATACTCTAAAGTATTTCCTTTAATGAAAGAGGTAGTACAAAGAGCAAATCCGCCACAAGACGTTGCAACATTAAGAACTTTCAAAAAGAAATACGGACAAGTTTGTGATGTTGTTGCAAAGGATAAATGTTTCTATTTTGCTTATACAGATGCAAATAAAAATGAAGATGACGAAGATGAAGAAACGAAATCACATTTTGATTTAGGTTTGTATGGTAGCTTAAATGGAAATGATTATAACGACGACGACAAGAAAGGTTTCGCTTATGCTTATTATAGGGAAGAACTAAAAGAGAAAGGTTTGAACCCAGATATAATAGCACAAATGAAAGACAAAGAGGATAACCCACATAAAACAAAGCACATAGAGGCAAACGACAAGGCTTTGGGATATTCTGGTTATTCATCTTACAATTCTGATGAGGACAATACTATCGGTATGACTAAAAAATTTGATAGTCAATGGTATGTAGATATTATTGGAACATCACATTGTCGTTCAAGAGCAGTCCCTTGTTCTCAAAAAGAGTTTGAAATCTTTATGGGTTGGAGGGCAGTTAAAGGTATGCTCGTTGCAAAACATGCCACATGGGTAGCAAGTCTAAATGCACAATACCAAAAAGTGAAAGAGGGTTTGAAAGCATATAGATACATGGAGGAGGCAGTTAAATTTTGCGACGAACTAGGTATCAAAGTTGATGAGGCAGAAATGGTTAGGTCTAATTCAACAGGACTAATGATTTACGAACCAAGTAATCTGGCAAGTTTAATCAAAGGTATGAAGAACAAGACTAAAACTAGAGAACAGAAAATCGCTGAACGATTTAAGTATGACCAACAACAATCTGTAAATTAGGACTTGACATGCTATCCTATTTCGTGTAGGATAGCATGTAGAAATGAACGCAATCACAATAGCATTTATAGTCGGAGTAATCTCAATCATAGGTATTGGCATATGGTTGATGAAAGGGTCAATTGATTTTATTGTGGAACGCAACGAACAATATAGAAAGGACAAGAAATGAGAAAAATAACATATGACCATAGCGACCACATGGCAATAATGTCAGAACTTTTGGTTTTGTATCAATTAAAAAATGAAACACAAGAGAAGATTAATGTGGCAAATGTAAAGAATGATAAAATGAATGAGTTGTTAAAACAAAAAGAAAAAGAGGATATACCATTTTAACACTTGACAAGATATCCTATTTGATATAGGATAGTAAATAGAAAGCGAGGACTAATGAACGACGCACAAATAAGCAGAATACCAGATGATTTTATCATTACGTATTATGCAGACAAACATCAAAAAATAATAACAAGACGAGGAACGTGGATTAAACCTAATGGAGAGGATTTTACCACAACAGGCAAAGTATATGTTTCTAATCAAGGTCAGATATGTTTTATCTATTGGGACAAAGACGCAGAACCAAACGAAAGAGGTAGTCAATGGAGATGTGCTAAAAGTCCAATGAGGATTAAATCAGATGGCTTATAGAAATTGTCAAAATCCGAAGTGTCATTACTACGACACAGTTGATAGACTACGAGGTCCGAAAGACAATAAGGTTTATACAACAAGAAAGAATACAAACTATTGGGGCATTGCGTGTACGTTACATTGTTTAAGTGAATATTGGGACCATAACAAAGACGCAATCCAAAGAGCAATTCCAGAAATGGAACCACAGGCAAGACCACGCGACCAAAGATATAATTGGAGTGATGAGAGGTTAGAACCAAGATGATAGAAATATTTGAAATCTTCTGGACTTCACCTATTGAACTGCGAGTAATAATACTCGCAGTACCAATAGTATTTATTTTGTTAGCATATCTGGGAATAGCTGGAACTAACGAGGCAATAGATTTTCAGAACCGAATGTGGAAAGACGAGAAATGGAGAAAGGAGAATAGAGATTAGTCAATCACTTTATAGGTGAACAACCACAGGTTGCATCGCCCCCTGCGGGGGCGGCGCAGTTTTTTTATTGACATTATTATTTATATAGGATAGTATAGGACCATGACTACAATGATTAAAACAACTAACCCATACTCTGGACAATCCGAGTTGTTAACTGAGGAAGAACACAAGGTATATACTCAAGTTAAACAAGATGAGATTGATGAGAAGTATAGCGCGATGCAAAAGGGATTGAGTAAGTTCAGCAGATTAAATCCCAAAGCATTCATGACATTATTAGATTAGTAGTTGTATGCAGTAAATGCATACAATCACAGGTTGTGGCGCGCCTTCGGCGCGGCGCAACCACTCGCGCGCTTCGCGCGCGGCGCGCCTTCGGCGCGCGTTGCACATTCAATAGAGGTACCAAGTCGAAGTTCAAATCCGAATGCGATCAGTTAATTAATAAGGGGTACGTACAAAAAGGGGTCCCAGAATTTCCCCTTTAACTCTTGATTCAGACATAGATAAGCGCTAAAATCATTATGGGTCCCATATATGCAGATAGACATAGAAAAAATTAAAAAATTACCACCGGATGTCAGGAAAGAGTTTGTTAAGTCTTATATTCAGTATAATGAAAAGCAAAAGGAGTCTCATATCAAATCTGACTTCATGACGTTTGTAAAACACATGTGGCCTGATTTTATAGAGGGGTCCCATCATAAAATTGTTGCAGAAAAATTTAATCAAATCGCAGAAGGTAAATTAAAAAGGCTGATTATAAACATGCCGCCTAGACATACTAAATCTGAGTTTGCCAGCTACTTGCTGCCCGCTTGGATGGTAGGTCGAAATTCTAAGTTAAAAATAATCCAGTCTACAAATACAACAGAACTTTCTATTCGGTTCGGTCGGAAAGCAAAATTCCTTTTAGATTCTCCAGAGTATCAAGCGGTATTTAACACTAGGCTTAATCCAGATTCTCAAGCTGCAGGTAAATGGGAGACTCAACAAGGTGGCGAGTATTACGCAGCGGGTGTCGGGAGTGCAATTACCGGACGGGGTGCAGATTTACTTATTATCGATGATCCTCATTCTGAACAAGATGCCATGAACCGAGAAGCTATGGATAGAACTTATGAATGGTATACATCAGGTCCTCGTCAACGTTTACAGCCAGGCGGAGCTATTATCCTAGTTATGACAAGATGGAATACAAAAGATTTAACTGGACAACTTCTTGGAGGACAAGGAGACGTGAAAGGAGATCAATGGGAAGTGGTCGAATTTCCTGCGATCTTACCATCGGGCAAAGCTCTATGGCCAGAGTACTGGAAGCTTAAAGAACTCGAAAGAGTTAAAGCTTCGATCAGTTTACAAAAATGGAATGCACAATACATGCAGAATCCAACTTCAGAAGAAGGAGCTATTATTAAACGAGAATGGTGGAAACGTTGGGAAAAACCTTGGATCCCTGCATTAAAGCATGTCATTCAATCTTACGATACAGCCTTTTCTAAAAAGGAAACCGCAGACTTTTCAGCCATTACCACATGGGGTGTTTTCTATTTAAACGATGATGCTCCCCCTAATTTAATCCTATTGGATTGTAAAAAAGAACGATGGGACTTCCCAGAATTAAAAATTAAAGCGATGGAACAATTTAAATATTGGGATCCTGATACAGTCATCATTGAAGCTAAAGCTTCGGGTCAACCTCTTTCTGATGAGCTTAGAAAAATGGGTATACCGGTGGTGAATTTCATTCCATCAAAAGGCAACGACAAGCACACCAGAGTGAATTCTGTTGCACCTTTGTTTGAAAGTGGTATGATATGGGCGCCTGAGCAGGAATTTGCTGAAGAAGTAATCGAGGAATGCGCAGCTTTCCCTTTTGGCGATCATGATGACCTAGTTGACTCGACAACACAGGCGATTATGCGTTTTAGACAGGGTGGGTTTGTTCTACATCCTGATGATTTAAAAGATGAAAAAATAGCGAAAACTAAAAAGGTTTATTATTAATGGCAAGTCCACAAGCAATATTCAAGTTTATACAAAGTTTAAGACCTTACATCTCTAAGGGACTTGTCTCTATTGAAGATGTCTATATTCATTTAAACAAAAAAGGGATTGAAGTAACTGACATTGTTCGAAAAGCAGTTAACAATGCTTTTAAAAAACAACCCGCTAAAGATCCTATTTTTGATAAAACCAAAATAGATTTACCGATCGATGAAGCAGGTAAACCTTTTAATCCTAATCAGCCTTTAAAAGAGTATGGTGGTATTAAGGATATTTCTATTTCGGAAAGAATGGGTAATATTAAAAATATGTCGAGCGATTTACAAAAGACGCTGGACAAAAACCAATCGATTTGGTTCCCTGGTGGTAAGATGGGTAAAAAGGGTCAAGATATCATGAAAGAAGGTATCGAAGGAATTGAAAAAGTTTCTAAAGTGGGTGATACCCAATATGTAACTCTACAAGAGTTAATTACAAATAAAAATTTTAAGATGGAAGACGCTCGAGCACTTGGAGAAAGACTTATTAAAAGACAAGTGGGAGAAAAGATGAGCGACGCGCAGCGAGGAGATGTTCTAAAGCTACTCGATGGTATCCTTGGTCGAACTAAACAAGCCGAAGGTGGATCTAGCGGATTAAATTATTTAATGGGATTGTAATATGGCTAACTTTGGTGAACCATCTACATGGGGAGAAAATGTTAATGAATTTCTCGCAACTCAAGCTATCCCAAAAGCAAAACCTTTAGATGAAGTAGAACGATATCGGAAAGCAAGAATCAAAGCTCTATTAGATAATTTAGAACCAGGTTGGATTGAAGAAGATTCAATGAACTGGTTACGTAAAAATGTCACTGAAGAAAAAGGTAGAACTAGTTTTAAAATGGGTTCAGGAAATCCTATTAAGATTACTCCAGATATTTTAAACCAACTAGGTGACCTTATTAAAAATTCTGATAAGACTTTAAAAGAAATTAGCAGAGATTTAGATTATGCTGCGGATCTCAGATCTGATAGCTATTTGATTAAAGCTTACGAAAGAGAGTTTGGTAAAATTCCTAGTCAAAGATTTAAATCTTATAAATTAGCTAATGATCCTAAATACGTTAAAAAAATTATAGATGAAGTTAAAGAATCTAGTATTAACGCTACAGCATTAAAAAATAAAATAGATCGAAAAACTGTTAAAAATATTTTAAACCAAGAAGCTTCGCACCTGAGAGGTAAAGCTAATATTGCTGGCCCTGAGACCGGAGCTAAAAACGTAAAAAAAAGAAGAAACGAGATAGAGAAAGAGCTGAAAGATCA